GTTTCGTTGAGGTATGTACCCTGCAGGCCGTTAATGACGCCACCAATCGGACCCTCACAGAGAAGATCCAGCACCTTGATTGTTGTGACGGAATTAAGTGCCATGTCAGTAGAGCTGGTAGCCGACGCTATTTAGGCGAAGGTAGATCGGGTTGGAGCCGGTGGAGCCATTTGCCACGGTTTCCGCCGAGATCACTTCGACCTGAACGCTGACAATGCTTTCGGATTCAATGTCACCCAACTCCAAGCGATGCATCCAGCCGAAGAATTGGCCTTCAAAGATCAGACCTTGGATGGTGGCAGAATCAGCAGCGACGAGGAAGCCGTCATCTAAAACATCGCCTCGATAGACCTTGATGTCGTAGCTGATGTAGCCGTCAACGTAAGTTGTACCAGTGCCACCAGCCTGATCGTAGAGACCGTTTTCGAGTGACAGTGCAACGTTGAAATCGGAGTATTGCTCCACGCTGGCCATGTAGCCGCCGTAGACCTGCAGCGATGCATAACGGCGCTCGTTTTGAACGTCGGTGCGGATTAGTTGCGTGCTATTGGTGACGCCGTATGCGCTAACAGGATCGAAGTATGCCTGCGTATTAAATGCTGTCTGATAAACACGGCGGGCAATAACACCGGACTTATCGGAGAACTCGTTGGTCAGAATTTCGTTGCCCAGCCGGATTGTGTCAATGCTTGGTGCGCGAAGGCTGGTCAGCACCGGATCAGATTCGTCGGCAATCTGGAATTTGGACTTGAGCAGGTGGCTGCCGATCAGCACTTTGCCGTAAGCCAGTGGCACCGTGGCACCAACACCAACGGAATTTGCGGCGCCCGTGTAGGCGTAGGACTGCTGGCCATCAATGCCAGAGGTGACATTCTCAGGACCGTTGGTGCGATTGCGGCTGCCCATGCGGGAACCGGCGCCATAGTTCACAGCACCAAAACCACCAAGCGTTGGAATTTGCGGCTGCGGTGAAAGGGCTTGTGCGACACCACCGAGGATCAGATTGGCACCAATGAGGTTAAGAATTGGCGTAAGAGCTAAGCCAAATAATGAAGCACCGCCGGTAACAAACGCCAAGGCCACCAAACCAACGCCCGCCAAAATTTGGCCAGCGCCCTCACCACTACCGCTTAACACTGGAACAATTACAAGGTCACGTTCACCGAAGGGCAGCAAAAGATCCTCATAATCAAAATCAACTCCGCCCTGCAGTACCTGATAACCAATCCCGTTTTCTTCTGATTCCAGTAAATAATCCTTGAACTCCGGCATGTTGATGCACAGGAGTTTGATCGCATCAGCGGCGTTACGCAGGTTGTAATAGGTATGCTCGGCGCCAAAACGTTCGCCAAGTTCACCCATTAGGCAGACCCGCTGCATATCGGTAAACCGCCGCGATGCTCCTCACATAGTAACTGCTGAGCCACTCCACAGCACTAAGGCGGCCTCTCATGTGATGCAGGATCCGCCACGGTTCCACGAAGATCGCAGCGTGCATCGGCTCCAGCGTGCCGAGCTTCATGATCGCCACGTCTCCAGGTCGGCGTTGCTCAAACTCCACGCGCTCAAAGCCCAGTGCCACCGCCTCGCGCAAGTAGATGCTGGGTGTGGTCTCCAAATCCTCGGGACGGTTGAAGTCCTTTAGCTCGATGCCCTGCAGCCGGAAGTAGTCGCGCACCATCGTGTAGCAGTCGCGCCCGTCATCGTCCCACTCCAGACCGATCAGGGTTCGATGGTCAACCATTCGTCCGTTGGTAGGGAGTAGATCAGCCATGGCACACCGCTTTGCCTGCAGGCACGCTGATCGAGTTCGCTGGCGGGTCCGCCCTTCGGGTGGCTATGGACAATGGCAAGGATCTCGCCGTTGACGGACGCCCGATAGTAGTCACGCGGGTGCATGACGAAGTGTTTTTCCGGTTCCTCGCAAACATTGCGGCAAGGCCAGTACATCTGACCAGTGGCGGCTTGGATCACCACTCCGCAGGCTTCGTAGGGTGCGGCAGATTTGGCGTGACGCTCGGCCTCAGATCTGGATGCGGGAGCCAGGATAACCACCATGCGGATAGTCGGAGATGCCTTGGGATTGGAAACGGATCCTGCAGCTATTGAACCGCTTGCCGCAAACATCAGAAGTGCTGACGCCTACAGCATTGTCGTTCACGTCAAAATAGCTGCTGCCGGTATAGCCGCACTCGGGACCGCGATATACCCATGGGCAGTAGTCCTGCACTTGCCGGCCAGGGAGTTGCAGGTTGGTAAGGTCTAGTTTGCTGACCAGTTCAAATTCGACAAGCTGGATGTTTTCCTTTGATACGCGGTCGATGTACCAGACCTGATCCTCAAACTTGGCGGTCGGGTCGGCGGTTGGATTGACGCCACCAGGGAAGTTGACGGCATCCAGAAATTTCTTGCAGGTGCGGATGCGGGTGACCTTGGCCTGCAGTGGGTTGTAAGCCAACAGCAATGCCGAGATCGCACCAGTGACGTTGGCAATCCGCATGGTGGGACGCGGCAACGTACCCTTTGAAGTCAGCTCAAAGCCGTCTACTTCGATTGGCGCAGCGCTATAGGTAATACCTTGGAACACCACGTTGCCAGTCAGGGCGTTGGTGCCGGCGTGGTAGTAAAAGGTGGTGTCAATGCCGTTGACCGCCAGCGTAAGTTGCAGTTGGAACAGCTCGATAATGGCTGATGGATCCAGCTTTTGGATCTCGGTTTGGATTGACGTTGGTGTCGTCATGCTTCAAATACCTGCTCAAATGTGGCAGTAATCGTATTGATGTCTGCAAGATCAAAACTGCGATTCCAAGATCTGCACACCCATTTGTATGCAGTTGCAGAATTAATCGGCGTCCATTCAAAGCTTTCTGTGCCACCGCGAGCATCAAAGAACGCTTCAATTGCTGTTGCGTCAGTATTGCTTTTGGCACTCCACGTCAGATCCCATTTCTTGGGATTTTGATTGATGCCAAACTGAACGCGCTGCTCATAACCATCGCCAAACTTGATGGCATTGACAACAGGTTGCGATTGCTTTTGAACGCCAAAGTCAGGCGTGGTGCCACCGGTGCTTGTACCAACAGTGGCGTCGTTGAAAGTAGCCATTACGCAAGCAAGCCTCCAGGACGACGTTGTTTGATTAATTCTGCCTGTACAGCAGCACCAATCACCTTGCCAAGTTGGTTGGCCTGACCGCCGTTACCCTCAACGCTAGAACCACTGGCGTCTACGTTTACCACAACGCTGCCCATATCTGAACCACCTTTCATGGTTACAGGAATTGTGCGGCCATCAGGGAGAGGCACATAGGCTTCAGGGCGGCTTCCTTCGCCGTACATGGCAAGCTGAGGACCATAAGCAATGCCGCCAGAGGCATAACGCTTGAGTTTAAGCGGACCATTGGGAGTCATGATTCCGCCCATTGCAAAGCTGGGCAGGAACGAACCACCAAAGCTTCCAGTGCCTACGCCAAACGAAGGATTGGTAAACATGCTGGGCGCACCACCACCAAAATAATTACCAGCAACACTGATGGGCGCGGGAGCAAAAATGTTTCTCAAGAAGCTCATGATTTGCAACTTCAGGTAATCAGTAATCATTTGAATCACCATGTTCTGGAATGATTTGGCAATGTCTTGGAACAAGGTGCCAAGCGCTTCACGCGCTGACTGAGCCGAATACACAAGGTTGCCAAATGCAGTACCAAGACTGGTTGACAAGTTGCCAGCCAGTTCAGTTAGACGCGGTTGGATGTCTTCAAACGATTGCTTGAGTGCGTCAATCTCCTCCTTCATTCTTCCGAACACAGTTATCTGTTCTACTTCACCGCCTTTGTAGGTAGGCAGTTTTTCTTTAATTTGATCCAAGAAGGAAACAGTTTTTGCCAGTTCATCGTTATCCAGCTTCCTGATATCGGCTACAGCTTGCTCTCGCTCAAGCCTGATTGCATCAAGGCGGATTTGAGCGTTAGTAACATCAATTCCCTTTTGCTTGCCTTCAAGGATCTTGTCCTCTAACGCGCTTTCTTCGTTAATCAAAACATCGCGGGTGATTTCAAGTGCTTTGCGACGCTGGATAATTCTCAGCCTTTCAGCTTCATCAAGATTGCCTTTTTTCAGCGCGGTTGTAATTTTTCCCTCAGTAACCAAGACATCGTTAAGCAGTTGTTTACGGGTTTGATTGTTAAATTGACGGCCAAGTACAGCAATAGAACGCGAAAAGTCGGACTGCAATTTATTCAAGATTGATTTGGAATCGCCGCCGCCAGTGGTGTCAATGCCAGGCAGATTTGACGGCTTCTCTGGCACAGGCGCTTCAGGACCAGCCTTGGCGCCTTGAATGATTTGCATCGAACCAGCACGTAAAGCTTTGGCCAATGACAATTGTTGTTTTTGTCCTTTTGTTAATCCACCAATTTGAACCGCTGCTATGGCTTCAAGTTGCTTGATTGTGGCATCTTGTGTTTTTACATTTTTAATTGCATTATCAAGTAATTTTCCTCCAATCTGGAAAAAGCCACCTTTATAACCGCCAACAGCGCCAAGTTTTTCCTCCATCAACCGACCAAAGCGACCAAGTTCTTTGCCCAAGCTCAAAAACGACTTAATGGCCTCACTGGCAAAGTTTTGGAACGATGCGCCCATGTCCTTAAGGATCGGACCAATTGCGCCTTTAAGTTCCGCTAATTGAGTCTTCAGGCGATCACCAGCAGCATCTGGACCATCAGCCAAAATCTTTGCGCTTTCGCCGTATTCAAGGAATAATTTTTCTGCAAATAGCTGGAAGTCCTGCAAGCTGACTTGGCCTTTTTCAAGCGCTTTATCCAGCTCCTGAGGCGTCATATCAAGGGCTTTAGCAAACAGGCTGAATGCACCAGGCAAACGCTCACCGATCTGTTGCCGCAATTCTTCAGCGGAAACTTTACCCTTGCTGAAGACCTGAGAAGT